AACGGAAACAACACTATGAAAAAATTAAATCGGAAGAGTATCGTAAATTTTTGAGTGATTGGATGAGAGAAAATTCACCAATGAAGGGTAAATCATATTATTCCGTTTGGGTCGAGAAATATGGGGTTGAAATTGCGGATGAAATGAATCGTGAATGTGCTAAGAAAAAAGCTCGCCGCGGTGAAGACAACTACTGGTATGGTAAAACACCCCCATATGGGTCTGGTAACGGATGGTCAGGATGGTATAAGGGTTGGTACTTTAGGAGTTTGTTGGAATTATCGTATATGATTAATGTTATTGAGAAATATAATATTAACTGGAAGAATGGTGAATCTAGCGAATATCGAATGACTTATGAATATCAGGGAAAGACCAGTAATTATGTACCAGATTTCATATTGGAGGATAAGTATATGGTTGAATGTAAACCGAAGAACTTATGGGGTTCCGACAAGGTTGATGTAAAACGTTTGACTGCCGAAATCTTTTGTAGGGAAAGGGGTTTAATATATAAAATCCGTGAAGTACCTAGAGTAACTGATGATGAAGTTTATGAATTATATATTAACGGAATTATCACATGGACTGAACGATACGAGGAGAAGTTTTTGAATCGTTATAACAAAACGAACAATTCACCCAACAATCCATCCAATAACAATCTAACAGAATAAAAAACATTTGATTTTTTAATAAGATATTCTTATATTTTTATTATTGTTGAATCGAATAATTAAAAATTAAATGATAAAAACGTTATTAGTTGACGGTAATAACTTATTAACAATAGGGTGTTATGGTGTCAAAGACTTCTTCCACAACGGTAAACATGTTGGAGGTGTTTGGCATTTTATAAACACCCTTCGTAGGTTTATAGACACTGAAAATTTCGATAAGGTCGTTGTTGTGTGGGATGGTGAAAATAATTCAACTGCAAGGAAAATATTATACCCCCAGTATAAGGAAAACAGGAAAACGACGTTCAGTGAAGAGAAATCAAATTCAATTTCGGAACAAAAACAGAGGGTTAAGTTATATTTGGAGGAGTTATTCATTCGTCAGATTATCGTTGATGACAACGAGGGTGACGACTTGATTGCATATTATTGTCAAATTTCTCCTGATGAAGATAAGACCATATTTTCTGGTGATCGTGATTTAACCCAATTAATATCGGATAATGTTAGGGTATATTTGCCTGATATGAAGCAATATTATAAGAAGGGTGATAAGATTAAGTTAAAGGATATTGAGATTCCCCATTATAATATAAAGACGTATAAGGTTATTGCTGGTGATAAGTCGGACAATATTGATGGTGTGTATTTCCTTGGTGAAAAGACGATTATGAAATTATTTCCTGAGATACTTGAAAATGAAGTTAGTGTTAACGATATTTTATTAAGAGCTGAAGAATTACATAAAAATGACAAGGACAATAAAATTTTACACAATATCTTGTCTGGTAGATCAAAAAGTGGTATCTTTGGAAAAGAATTATATGAAGTGAATGAACAGATAGTAGATTTGTCTAACCCCTTAATAACAGAAGATGGAAAAGAAATAGTAAAGGAATATTATTCAGAAACCTTAGACCCGGATGGTCGAGGTCACAGGAACGTAATCAGGATGATGATGGAAGATGGATTCTTCAAGTTCCTTCCGAAAGGAGACAACAATTGGGTGAATTTTTTAACACCATTTTTGAAATTAACAAGAAAAGAAAAACGTAAATATAAAAAGTAAAAATCATGAGAGAGAACGAATTAACTAAATTGGAATTTATGATGAAAATAAATGATAACATCATTGTTCAAAGATTTTTTAACGTAAGAGAATTCAATAATAATGCGAAGAATTCTGTTGAATTATATGATTTGGTATCAACATTTAAGAATAGATTGGAGAATCAGTTAAGAATTAAAACTGCAACATATATGTTGGATAGTATGTATGAAATAATGAATAATCCAAATGTTATGGAAACGTCAAATACTGAAGGTGATGAATCAATTAAAATCTTCATCAAACAAGGTGATAGAACGATTTTCCATAGAGAAATTGATGCTAAGGTATATCCACCAAAAATTAGATATACTGTTGATGTTAGACCATTATTGAAGAATTTTTTATTGGAATTAACTGACCTATTTTCAACTGAAAATTTAACATACGAATTTGGTAATGTAACCTTAGTTGCGTAATATTTATTGTTAACATAACATCAAAAAAAAACATGAGTAAAAATAAAAATTTCGAATATTTGGGTAGTGGATTTCAGTTACAATTATTAAACCAATTGGTACTTGATAAGAACTTCGCAAGATCAATCATTGATGTTATAAGTGTAAATTATTTTGAAAATAAGTATTTTAAGTTAATCATTCAGATGATTAAGGAATATTATTCGAAATATGAACATGTTCCAACTTTTGATACATTAGAACAAATTACCAAAGCTGAATTACAACAAGAATCAGCATCAAAAATCGTATTGGATACGATTAAAAATGTTAAGGAAGTTACCATTGAGGGTGCTGAGTTTGTTCAAGAAAAAGCGACAAAATTCTGTAAACAACAAGAGTTACAAAAGGCTATGAATAACGCTCAAAAAATCATCGATGGTGGTGAGTTTGAGAATTATGATAAGGTTGAAGGGTTGGTGAGAAGTGCATTACAAGTTGGTGAAAGAGAAGAGGGTTTGACCAATGTATTTTCCAATTTGGACGATGTATTAAATGAAGATTATCGTCATCCAATACCAATGGGTATTTCAGGTATTGATCGGTTGTTAAAGGGGGGTTTAGCTAAAGGTGAGATTGGTGTTATTCTTGCTCCTACGGGTGTTGGTAAAGCTTTACCGGTTAGTGAACCAGTACTAACCCCAAAAGGATGGGTTAAAATGGGTGAACTTGAATTGGGTGATGAGGTTGTTGGTTCAGATGGTGAGAAACAATATGTGATTGGTGTTTACCCTCAAGGTGTTAGACCGATTTATAAGGTTGAATTTACCGATGGTACTTTTGTTAATTGTGATGAAGAACATTTATGGGGTACATATATTAATGGTGAATATTCGGTAAATAAGACTTCAGAAATCATTAACGGACTTAAAAATGGTATAACATATAACCTACCACAAATTAAACCAATCTCGTTCATTAAAAACGCGATTAATGATGACCCATATAATGTTGGGGTTAATATTAAAGATGGGGGGTTAAATGATGAATATTTATATAACACCATCGATGTGCGTGAAAAGGTATTACAAGGAATTGTGGATACATATGGGTGCGTGAATGATAATGGTGAAATAGAATTGGGGATTAATGTACCAGGATTACGTGAATTGGTGTTATCATTAGGTGGGTTTATTGATATTAATGAGAATAAATGTATTGTAACATTTAAGAATAATATTAGACCATTTTCAAGCAAGGATGATTTATTAACATACGATATTAGAAATAATACGTTGGGTGATAAGGTAAAATCAATTAAAAGTATAACATATACACACGATGAAGAAGCGGTTTGTATTAAAGTATCGAATTCTGATGAGTTATTTGTGACTAGAGATTATGTGTTAACGCACAATACAACGTTGATGACTAAGATCACCAATCACGCATTTAACATGGGTTATAATGTTCTTCAAATATTTTTTGAAGATAATCCGAAGATTATTCAAAGAAAACATATAACTTTGTGGACGAAGATACATCCCGATGAATTAACGAATAAAAGGGATGAGGTCATGAAGAAGGTGGAAGATATACAAGCAACAATGCCGAATAAATTAATTTTACAAAAATTATCTTCCGATTCATTGACTATGTTACAAATAAAGAATATGGTTAGAAAGATGATAGCTGATGGGGTTAAGCTTGATATGATAACATTGGATTATATCGATTGTGTATTACCTGACAAAAACTTGGGTGATGAATGGAAATCTGAAGGTGCGGTTATTAGAGGGTTTGAAGCTATGTGTCACGAATTAGATATTGTAGGGTGGACTGCTACTCAAGGTAATCGTAGTTCGATCTCATCTGAAGTTGTGACAACCGATCAAATGGGGGGTTCAATTAAGAAGGCTCAGGTTGGTCACGTTATTATATCAGTTGCTAAAACACTACCTCAAAAAGAGGCAAAACTTGCCACAATGGCGATAACAAAGTCTCGTATTGGTGATGATGGGATTGTTTTTGAGAATTGTAAATTTGATAATGGAATGTTGGAAATCGACACTGAAAGTTCTGTAACGTTTTTAGGTCATGAAGAACAA